GCGGATGATTTGGTTGACAAGCAACTTCAGGCTCAGGGCCTCGCTGTCACGGCCGGGGACGAGACGATAAAAAATGCCAGCGCTTACCTGGCTGCGTGGGTGTTTCGCAAACGCCGGGATCCCACGGGGGCTCAGGCCTTCCAGGCAGAAGCCCAAAGGTTTCTTGATACTTACGTTGCAGCGAACGAGGATACCTCGACTTTTGTGAGGACGGCCTAATGTCCGTGGTTTTGCGTGTTGACGATGGCCCGTTGCGGGATTGGCTGAATAGTGCTGATTCTCGTGGTGAAGAGGTTAAACGCCTTTTCTCGGATGAGGGCAGCATTTTGACGTTGCAGGAGATGAGGGCGACGGTTCCGGTTCGAAGGGGTTTTCTGCGCGAAAGCATCACAAGGCAGGTTTACTCGGACGGGTTTAGCGTGTTTCCAACCGCGAAGTATGCGCCTTACGTCGACCAGGGCACCGGGCCGCACACTATCTTTCCTGTTGTGTCTCGCGTCTTACGCTTTACTATGCCTTCCGGGGCCGTGATCTTCGCTAAGCATGTGCATCATCCCGGAAGCCAGGGCCGCTTTTTCATACAAAAAACAGTTGAGAATGTCCGGGGCAAGCTGGCAGAGTTGTTGCACAACATTCTGGAGCGGATCTACAGCGACTAGCCCAGGCGATATCTGCACGAGCATAATAGCCCTTCTGAAGGCTGCAGGACCTCTAAAAAGTTTTAAGCAGTGGTTCCTGGGCGAGCCTGCGCCTAGTAAGTATCCTGGTTTTCCGTGGGGCTGGGTTGAATGGATAGCGGGTGCGAAGGAAGCGCCTGTCAGCGTGAAGGCTCAGGTTCGGGATGTTTTCTACGTGGTTTTTGTTTCTCAGCATGTGGACGCTTCAATCGCGGAGGCCTCTGGCCTGCAGTTGCTTGAGACGATTGAAACCGTTCTGACAAGCGATAGGAGTCTTGGCGGGAAAGTTGAGGCCAGCTGGGTTAGCAACCGCGAGAAAGAAAAGAAGTTTCAAGGCGAGCAAAGCATGATCGCGGTTAGAATCACGGTTCAAACTAGGAGACGAGAATAATATGGCGATCCAGAGATATGTTGGAATTGGACGAGAAACTGTGGCTTACGGCACAGCAGCAAATGCTGTGCGATATGCGGAAGCCATAGCTAAAATTAAGCCTAGCCAGGGCTGGGTTATTCCTGAGCCTGTGGCCAGGCGCGATCCTCAAAAAGCGAATCTAGGTCCCTACCGAGCCCGTGGTAACATTGGGTCTTTCGATGCTGAGCCTCAGAACGTTTTTCTTGATTTGCTTTATGGCGTGCTTGGGAAGGTGACGACCACGGGAACAGGCCCCTATACGCATCAGTTCAGGGGTGAGGACAGTTTGCCCAGCTACACATTGCGTCTAGGTGTGGAGAAGACCGAGCGCGTTCTGCCTGGCTGCCTTGTCGAGAGTTTGAGCGTGCACATTCCGCATGATGGTAATGTAGAGGCTTTGGCCGAGATCTTCACGGGTTTTCCGGAGACAAAAGACAGTTTGGCAACTCCGACGTTATCTGCGCTTAAGGCCTTTAATCACTTTACGGATCCGACCGACAACATTGTTACTATCGCCACGAAAGACGTTAAGGCTCAGGTGTACGATCTTCAACTGCAGATTAAAAATAACATTCCCTTTAACCGGGGCGCTTTGGATGGCCGAAACTTTAGCGTAAAGCGTTATGGCAAGCGCGAGATCACGGGCAAACTAAGCATCGCGTTCGATGACACGGACGAATATGACAGGTTTATCGCTGGCAGTTCCTTTGCGTTGGTTGTTCATTTGGTCGGCGACATCATTAGTGGCGCGGATCGGTACTCGCTTCATCTGGAAATGGGCACCTGCAGGTATGTGGGCGATGCTGTGCCGGACGTGACGCCGATTAACGAGCCTGTGGTGATAGCGGATGCTGCTTTCAAAAGCTTCTACAATACCAGTTATACTAACGCCCTTGAAGCGGCTATAGTAAATAGCGTTTCGAGCCTGTAGGTGATTCTGTGGAGAAAATCGTCACCGTCGACGGCAAGAAGTATCAGGTTAGGCCGATGCCTGCGCATCTTTCGCCCTTCAACGCGCGCTTAGTATTTTTGCTCAAGCAGCAGCCTAACACGTTCGATGAGGCCGAGGCCAACAGTGCGGAGCAGCTGAAGCTTTTTAAGAGGATCCTGAAAGAGACGGTTACGCCGGAGCCGGAGGAGGCCCATTATGGCGTGCTGTATAATGCGATGTGCAGCGAAACAAAATGTTTGATGGATGCGGCGGGGCTTTTTCGCGGGCCTCGACGATCCGATGCTGCGGAACGCGGCGCATCTAGGGCTGATGCTTCACCAGAGACCAAGCACCCTGTTAGGCCTGGCTGAGCCTGACGTCTGGCTGTTCGAGTTTGATGTGAGGCTCCTTGCGGCTGAGTTGATGCGGTTGCAGGGCGAGTCCGGGAACGAATCCAAAGAAGAGAAAGAAGAAAAAATAAAGGTGTGGGCTGGGAAACGGCGCAAGCAACGTTAAACGTGAATTTGGAAGGCGTTGAGGAGGTCAACGCGGGCTTTCAGCAGATCGGAGCGGCAGCGGAGGGCATGTCTGGGAAGGTTGCGGCCAGCAGTAGCGCGATGGAGATTAGCCAGCGTAGGCTCATGCTCGTGAGCGCTGGGCTGATTATGAACAGCGTTCAACTTGCCGACATTTTTGATAGGATGGCTAAGGGCCAGATGGATATTGGGCGTGGCGCTTTGATGCTTGCCATGAATTTTCTTCAACTTGCTAGTCAGATTTGGGTTGTTGTTGGCGCTGAGAATGCCAGGGCGATCGCGCATAGCATCGCTAACGCGCTTTCCGGGCCTGCAGGCTGGGCTATTCTTGCTGGAGCTGCTGCGGCTGTGGGCGTGGGTTTTGCTTTAGCCAGTCAGATTCCTAGTAAGCAGTATGGCGGATCCATAGAGACTACGGGGCCTTATCTGCTTCATGCTGGCGAGTTTGTGTTGCCTCGCGGTTCTGGCGGTATAACGGTAAACGTGTACGGTGCTGGCTCACCACAGGAAACGGCCAATACCGTAGTTGAGACTCTTCGTAGGAGCGGTTTTTCATAACCGAGCTTGCTCCTGCAAAAATGAGGATAGAGATATTTCCTGAGCCGGGGTTTTTTGATGATCATTTCTGCAAGGGTTGGAGCAAAATTACTGGTGGCACTGCTTCTTTTTCGCTTGATGGCGATATTATCGCCTTGAACAAGGGTGATCAGACTCAATGTATCGTTGAAAAGACATTGCCTTCGAGTTTGGCGGCTGCGACATATAAACGTCTGATCTGTAGGTTGACTGCGGTAAGTGGGCAGGCAAGCGTTTTGGTTCATTTGGGCGGCGGCGTCTGGTATAGTTATATATATCAGAAAACTGAGGCGGGCTTGTATGATGTTGATATTTCCGATGCTGGAACAGTCGATAAGATACGCTTTAAGGTGGAAGGTTCTGCTGGAACGGCGTCTTTCGATTATGTTGCGATTTGCAAGGATGAGGTGTGCGTTCCAGATTCTAGCGATGTAGTCGGCGACCTGATCTTGGATCGTCCTTTACTTAACATGGGTTTCTCAGGGGCTTCCTTTTCACTCGTAAACTTTAGCGGAGAATATACCTCAGTCAAAAAGAATGATATTGTACTCATTTGGCGCACTAGGGTTCCGGCTGATCTGGGAACGGTGAGTTGCAAGGGATTCGGGGGCAGGATAACAAAGCTCACGGATGACGTTAATGGTGTCGGGAGTTACTTTATTATCGTAGAGTGCCATAGCCACGGAGCAGAGTTAAACGCTCCTTCCGCTTTGTTGCAGAAAATGTATCTTGCTGAAAATGGTCGCTCAATTATAGAAGATGCTTTAGATGCATGCATGTACGTAGTTGCTCATCCGACAGCTTTAAAGTGGTTTGATAACGCGGGCTCCTACGGTTCTACAGATGATCGTATAAATTCATCACATGACATTACCTATGATGAAATTAAGCCCTTGACTGCCTTTCAAGAAATCTTGGAAAAAGCAAAAAATCCTAGTGGTGTGCAAGGATTTGACGCTTATGAATTGCCTAGCGGCGTTATTGTTGGTCATCTTCGTAATAGTTTGGATTTTGTCAGTCCCGTGGGAATCATTATGCCAAGTAGCTATAAAAAAACTGTTGATGTGCATTCGGTTCGAAATAAGATTAAAGTATATGGTGTCAAAGAGAAAACGTATCCTTCAGATAAGGATTCATGGACTGAAGGGATTACTGATTGGACAAAACAGTACGAGACGCAAACGCTCACAGCGGATAACGCAAATATTGTGCGCGGTAACTATTCGATAAAATCAACTGTATCGGGCGCGAACAGTTTTTGGATCAAGCGAAGCAATATAGGCGTCGTAAACTGCTTGGATCCTTGGAAGAAAAGCAGTTTTAAAAACCTTCGCTTTATGATCTGGTGGGCTCTTTCTGGGGGTACACCGCCTATCACTTTCTCAAGCATGAAAGTAGAATTGCATGCACCTGACGCCTCCAATTATTTCTATAGATATCTAACCATTATTGCTACAAAGC